GATAATCTAAATGTACATATAGCACAACGCCACAAGGCGTTGTGCTATATGTATCCTTATTGAACGAAATGAATTGAATTTCCTGTAATCGTGTAATTAAGCAATCTTGCAGTATTACCGATTTTGGAAATCAGTCCAGCATTGACATAGTTGATAATATGAATTCTATTCTGTAGCAGAGCTGCTCCGTCGTACATTGCTACATCGTAAACATTACCTTCGGAAGCTGTCGGCATGTCAATTTCAAACCGATATCTGTCGTGTGCTCTGCCGTCGCCAATTGTCAATCGCAAACATCCATTTACGGTTTTACCACAGAGAACTCGATAATAAGCGTTTTGTTTAAAGAATGCAACAATATTGAACTGATTATCCAGTAGAACAATATCTTCACAGCGAGCAGAGAAGTGCGAATCTTCAATTTGTCCACATGCAGCACTGAGATACAGCATAACTGGAAGTGCGCGATTCGTCGTAAGGGTCTTCTCAGCATTATTGCGATAAGATGTGATTCCAAAACTCTCAACGTGGAATGTGTGTAAACTATTGTAGGCAATTGACCATGTTCTGAAATTGCATGGAGTTACAGCATTGAGTTCAGCACAAAGTACTCGATTTTTTCCACAAAAATGAAAAGAATAAGCTTCACTAGTGCTGGTGACACTTAGTCCGGTATCGTGCTTTTCGTAGTTGTAGATGCGAGGATCACCCATTCCATTAACATGAATAAACATATATTCAGTTGGTTGTGAACCTTCTTTCACTACCGTACGAAATTCCATGCAACAGGAGTATTCGCCAATACGTAACATAATTGTCTGATCGTCTTGTTGTATGGATTCTCCTAGTTCTTCCGCATCGAATGTTAGTGATTCCTTTGTAAGATCCATTCGCAAATGTTTTGCGGTAAGTGCGATCCCGGCATACAATACAATACGATTAAACATAAATCACGCTCCTTTGTAATCAGTAATCTTGTTGATTTCCTTAGCATAATATAGTTTCTTAATAACTACCCTCAAAATCAGGAGATTGAAATATGCACAACACCTTAAATGTGATGCTCGCAAGAGTGGAGCACACCATCGCACCAAGTATGTTGGAGCTTTGTCTTCGTATTGCAAATCGTCACGGAAAGTTCGTTAATAATGTTACCGAATTTGTACTGAAGATTATTCGTGAAAGAATTCTTTTGGATTGCAATATTTCAGGTGGACCAATTAAACGTATCGTATTGAAAGAATCGTGGAGAGAACAAGCATATCCCGATCTTCAACCTTACGATTATGCCAATGGTGGATATGATTTGTATCGTATTCCGCCTGAAGCTCGTGACAACATGCCTCTTACCCAAGCAATTCGTGTTTCCAATGCTGGAGGAATTGTTGGAGATATCCCAGTTGCATACATTCAAGATACTGGCTATAACACCTTATCAGCTGCGGATTCCATGCTAGCTTCTTATACATTTGGAAGTTCGGGAAATGCTCCACTTTGCACTTTGTTATCTGGCGATCTTATCAAGATCTTCCCAAGTCAAGGCAACCATGTTGACTGGATTCTAGATTGTCGATCCTCATATGATGAGAATTTTTCACAGGTAAGCGTCAATGGTGTTCAGACTTTGTGCAAATTGACTGAACTGGCTGTAAAGGCATATATTTACACAAATCTGTATATTGAGATTGATAGAGCTGCGCAAGAATTTGGAGTTGACCTTGGAACGATTCGCACTATTGTCGAAGACTGTAGAGATGCTAATCAGCAATATGAAGAACAACTGATTGTCTGGAAAGGTACAACTCTGCAAGATCCAATTGCTAGAGATATGCACATGCAATATCAAGTTTAATAAGTTCAGTATCACTAGAGGGCAATCCCTCTAGTGATACTGTTGTCAATTAGTTACCATAATCGAAACTGAGAAGAATGATGTAAAGAATGAATGCAATCTTAAGAGAAGCTTTGGTAGCCTCACGATTAGAAACCTGCAAACCTTCTACAAACTCCGCAACACTTTCTTTCACCTGTAGTACACCAGGATCGGATATTCTAGAACTACGATACATATCCTTCGCTCTATTGAGAATATCCAACTGAGACTTCATATTGACTTTCTCTAGCATACAAGCACGATAAGTCTTCTGAATGATAGCATCAAGTAATATTCCAAATCCAATTAAGATCTTACCATCTTTACTCTTAAGATCTTGTTGCTGTTTCTGATACTGACTCATAGCCATCATGCTAAATCGAGTCAATACAGTTCGCATTGCATCAGGACGCACATTGGGAATCAACTTAGAAACCAATTCGATCAGTTTATGTTTGATGAACTGATTAACATTCAAGGCCTTATTTGTCACGTTGGAAATCATCATGTCATAAGTTGCAACAATATCTTTGATTGTCTTTTCTTCTCCAGCATCGTCAATTAGAGAAGTTGTTCCAATCTTAGTAGCCTTTGCGTGCATCTCTCGATAAGCATTAATCACCAGTCCCAACTTGGTGCGCATTCTAGTTTGTGCATCAGAAATGATGTAAAGAATTTGTTTATCGGGATTAAACTGGTTTAGAGTACTGAAGTGAATACTCTGTTTGCTAAAGATATCTCTGCATCTAGCTTCGATCACCAGTTTCCAAGTGTTAGTTTCTGGTTTGATAATGTCAAACTTCTTTGACATGGTATCAATTGTGGCCTGCATGATCTCAAGATTTGCACCATGGGGAAGTCGGTGATTCACCACTGAAGTGAAAAACTTATAATGCAGCATCTTGAATAGAATCATCAGTACATTATCTTTTTGCACAGAAGTAAGATTGGGAGAATGAATAGCGCAATGTGCTGCATATACCACCAGCAGGTTAAACAAGTCAGAAGTAACAACAAAGTCTTGATTCACTGAGTTGCATTGCTTGATCAGATAAGAGAACTCATCTTTATCTACTTCAAGAATATTAAAGAGAGCATTAACATCCTTAGTAAAAAAATTAGCAGGATAAATTGCTAAAAGAGGACTGTTGAAAACTTCTGGATAATGATCTCGCACTTCATAAGAAACACACCACTTTTCCAACTGGTCGTGTGTTGCTCTGTTCATTTTAAGAACAACTCTAGGAACGAGAAGTTCTTTCAGAGAAGGATTATTTGCTGGCATTTGCTAACACCTTATTGTTGAATTAAAATTACATAAGATGTTTCTTAACAAAAAAAACAAACACATCCAAGCAGTGGGAGGGAAGGGCATTGTGCCCTTCCCTCCCTACTCGCTTAACGCCGAAGCGCTTCGGCGGTATTACCCGCCTGTTCGGAAACCGAGCTGTCACGAGTTTTCAGCCAGTAGGCGAGACCCGCACCGATGGCGAGCGCACAGACTCCGATGCCGCCCCAGAACGCGACTTTCTTGATGGTGCTGCTGGTGGGAACGGCGGAGGCGATGGCTGCGGTGGGTTCGACACTGGCCTTGACTTCGGTTTCGGTTTTGGCGGTGTTGGTGCTTTCCATGGTAGAATTCTCCTATTTTGGATTTTGGAACGTTTTTGGAAATGAATTATCTACACTCAGATCACCAGTGTAATATATACACCAGTTGTATTGAACGACATACTTCTATATCATTCAACATACCTCCAATCAATCCTTGGAGGAAATGGCAATCCCGGTGGCGACACCGAGACTGAAGACCAGGAGCGTCTCAACAATCGGGATGATGAATCTCACTTTGCAGCCCTCCTTTCTTTGATTGTTAACCACGCCGTATACAACAGGTACGGCGCATATGAAAGGGCCCACATAAACTCACGGTACTCCTGAACTCTGTACAACCCATAAGCGGGAAGTACAAAGAACAACAATACGGCAAGTACAATAAGTCCGATCTTCATCGTACAAGCTGGCGATACACCGAGTTAAACAACTTGGTGCAGGATGGGATCAGCGCACAGATACAGATCGCAGTCGCCGCAGTGAGCAGCAACGGCATGAACCCGATAAGCTTCCAGATCGGATTCGCGTAAACATGCGAAAGCGTGATCCCGATAATCGGAAACACGAACCAAATAGCGACACAGAGAACCAGAGAAATGCTACGCATAATAAACCTCCTTGGTTTAGGGTAAAATACTAATTCATTCTACTACAATCACCCAAGTAATCTATACTTGAAATAAGATGAACTACACGTAGTGGACACCCACTACGTGTAGTTCTATGATCACATAAAAGAAAGAATCTGTAATGCAGTATCAGAAATAAGTTTGCCCTTAGCAGCTTGTTCAGTTACTTGAGCAATTGTTTCGAACTTATCTTCTTCTAGGAAATCTTCATCCAGATAAGCTTTAATCTTATCCAGCTCTCTCTGATAAGCGTTGCGTACGATAGAATTATTAGCTTTCGATATCATCTTAACTAATTCTTTACCACGCGCTCGCATTTCCAGAGTTCTCTGTTTGGATTCTTTATCAGTAGAAGCTCCATCCTCTGTGATAAGAGAAAGTAGCTCATCTGATTTGATTCCATACATGTGATGATTTCTTCCAAAGATAGCGAACCACACACAAAGTAGATAAGCGATGAGTGAGTCGTCGTGGCCTTCAATGGAATGGTCGATTCTACCATTTCTCTTGACCAGCCCCTTGATCTCACTTACCAGTGTGGCAGAATAGAATCTATCTGCTGTCAATTGTACTGCAGTAGTCAATACACTGCTGTACAAAGTATCGCGTGATCCTGCTCCAGTAGTAAAACCAAATTTCTTACGAACTAACCCTGAGGCAAGATCGAGAGTTCTGAAGCTAGGAGTATCGCTAGTATAATCTTGGCAAAATTCATTATAGATTCTAGTGAATGGACTAAACGAAGTATCTGCTTGTAGCATAGCAAGCAAGAAGTCCAGCATCATAGCTCCATTCTTATTTCGTTCAGGAATGAAGATAGACCTTGGAAAGTCGATAATAAACTTCTTAATTGCTCGAGTAACAAATGCCATGTTTGTCATATTGCATTTAAACTCTGCTACAGGAGATAAATCATACGGATCTACCATGATGAATGTTGTATAGTCCCTACCGACATTGTCTGAAGTATCCGATGCCATGATGTAAGGTTTGTTCCTTAATACGGGATCCTCCATTATCATCTTGGGATTTTGATACCAACGAATCACTAAGGATTCGTAGTAGGTAACTGCAACAGGTTCCTTCACAGAATCGGCTGCCCGTATCAGTAGTTCTGGTGGGAATAGAGAAGTACTCGATCCTGGCGTACGTCGATTGAGATACTCTTTTTCAATTTTTCTTTTATCGGACATATTTCGAGTAATATCGAAGAACCACTCATCTGTTTTACCAACTTGTTTGTAGTTATACTCCATGTAGAGAGTTCTGTTACTACAGTTGGTATCGATGACATTAAGTAGTTCATCTTTATTTCTGCAGTCGTATAACTTCTCATGGAACATCATGGAGTTGTAGATGATAGAACAACCGAACCTGCACTTGGGATCATCCAAATCTCCTGCAGTTGTAGTTATCATAGTTCCACTTGGACAGCCAGATGCAATACATTGTGGTTTTGCAGCACCCATGGCAGCTTGTGCAGTTGCAAAGGAAATCCAAATGTTCTCGTAGTATTCCAACTCGTCCCAATGCTCAAATGCTAGAGTTTGTCCACGACCTTGACCTTCTGCCGCACCTTTATCTTTCTGTGCTACAAAGGTAATGATCTGGTTAGCAAGAGCTGCATAGCTAATGCCTTCTTTATTATTCGTATCGGCGATAGATGATTCTAGCAGATACTTCGGAAGGTTGTCTCGAATATCTTTAAGACGTGAAACGTTTTCCTGTGCAAGCTTAGCATCTTTAGCAAACATACCAAGTGAAATATGGTTACCAGCAAAATACTCCAACCAACTTCCCATGCTAATAGCACCAAAGGTCTTACCAAGCTGACGTGGCATAGTCAAATATGAATCAAGACAATTTAGATATGCCCAAGCTTGTGCTAAGTTAGCTCTATTCAGAATATAAGGAATGCCACTACTACCAGAAGCACCAACTCGAATCACTTCTCTAAAGTAATACCACGGATTGAGCTTGCACTCCAGTGCAATTCGTTGTTTCAGTTCTTCTGAATTGTCTGTCAAATGGTGAGGATCATATTTTTGAATCTCTGGCTGAGTCAACGCTAAAAAGAACATGTTGTTTTCAATGTTCATTCTTTTTAGCAAGATAGCCATTTTAATGAATGCTGAATTTTTTGTTTCTGTATCAACGATCGCACGTTGAGTCAGAAAGTCTTCTTTAAACAAAATCATACACTTACTCCGGTATTGATTGTAAACATATGATAATGCAAAAAAAGGAACCCGGAAGGTTCCTCTTAACAACGAGTGATTACCACTCGTTGTCTTTATGCAGGTCGAGCACTTTTTTGTACTCGTCTCGGAGTTTCGACATACTCTCCAGAACTTCGAGATTCTTTTTTCGAATCTCGACACACCGATCGAGCAATTCGTCGATATACGATGCTTCCATATCAGAAGCTCCTGCCGTACGTAGCGCAATCAACTCACGCACGACCTGATTGTTTTCCGACAGATTGTCGAGGGCTTTGTCGATCTCGACACCGAGACCCACATATCCATTTCGCAGCTGCACACAAACTTCGTGATTCGTCATGATACTTTCTCCTTGTAAGAAGGTTAAGAGATTTTAATCATAGCATCATGACAGTAATTTATATACGAATACAGATGAACAGCAGGGAAACCTGCTGTTCATCTGTACATTAAAATAGACTTACTCTTCTCCGTTTACCTGAGCAACTCGAGAAAGAAGTTCTTGTCCGTGGAGACTAAGGATGCCGCGAGCATCATACATGTTCTGCATGTCCGCTTCAGTGAACAGTTTACGACTGACGATGTAATCGGCATATTCTTTGTATGTCGTCATCGCTTCTTCAGCCATAGCTGACACATCAACAGTTGCACCAATTACAAAGGCCGGAAGCTGTTCAATTCTGATCCATCCACATTGTGAAATGGTAACAGTATCACCAGCAAGCCAAAGCGCCGTGCGAGGCATGCTGGTAAGTGTTCCAGCATAAGTAGTAACATGCGCCTTGCAATTGATTGTAGAAGAAAGAAGAGCACGATATGCATAGGCAGAAGCACCTTGTGGACCAAACTCCTCCACATCGATGATCATATCAACCTTGTCGTTCTCCCTAGCAGAGTTAAGTGCTGCGCAGATAACTGCTGTATGCTTGATAAAACTACCAAGCAAAAGAATAACAAAACGATAAGCTCCATCTCCGATAGCAACTCGCTGTACATAGAACGGACAGCCAGAAGGTTGACCCTGCTGCGGCTGGTCAGCATTTTCCGTGGTGGCCTGAATAGGGCCTCCCCACATCATAGCTTCTTGTCCGGCAGTGAGATCGATCGGAGTATCGTCGAATCCAAACTGAAAATTGTTATCGTTCATAATTGTCACTCCGCATCGAATTTGATTTTGAGAGGATCTTCGAACTCTTCATCTTCGTCCCCTTCAGAGTAATACTCTTCATCGGGAGGAGTTCCGTCTTCTTCCTCTTCTGGTTCGTCAAGAGGTTCTTCTTCCAATTCACCATTAACACGCATGCCTTCAGTAGCTGCTTCCCCTTCTTTGGGTTCAGCTTCTCCTTCAGCAGGTTTAGGTTCAGCTGGAATATCTTCGGCCGGTTTATCTTCTGCTGGCTTTGTCTCATCTACTGTAAGATCGGGATCAGCTGCTGCAGAACTTCCGGCTTCCAATCGCTTACGCATCTCATCTGCAGTGATATACACATCATCTTGCTGAGAAACAATGCGATTGAATTCTTCTTCAGTGAGAATTCCTCTTTCTTTGAAGTCAGTAAGAATTGTCTGAAAGAACTCAAGCATCAACTTCGCTTCGATCATGATGTGAGTGGAATTACCTGCAGCTGAGTGCGATGTGCCATGATACATGAACTTGGCAAAGGGACCAACAATCTTTTCCTTACCATGATCAAAGATAACAGTTCCCGCACTTGCAACCAATCCTGTTGCATTTGTGATAACATCACCCTGACAACGATCCATTGCATCCGTAAGAAGCTGAGTTGTAAAAACATTGCCTCCTGGGGTGTCGATGAAAATAGTGATTTTATCCCCTGTATTTGCCAGGAAAAGTAACTGAAACACTTCTGAAAAACTAGTGGCAGGACCGATAGCACCAGCGAGCTGAATTGTACTCTCTTTACGTTTGCTTCCATCTTCTGCCTGAATAACTCGAGTCTCGATAATTGGTCCTCGATCCGGAAATGGAGAGCACATTTTATCGAAGTTAAAATTAGAAATATCCATGGTCAATTCCTATTTGCATTGGTTGAAGCATGCACCGAACACAGATCTCGCTCCATCCTGTGTGATGATAGCCTTAGTCTTCGGATCAAATACTCCAGTGATGGATTCGCGAATCCTGACACTATTTGAACCAAAGATATCGAGAATCTGCTGATCGGTGATAATTGATTCCATCGGGGTACCATGCAGATCATCAAGGATAGCTCTGGCTTCATCCATGCCAACCATGATTTCCATACCTTCATTTCCAGCAGAAGGTGCAGCAAATCGCGCATTTGCTTCCTTGTATCCTGGAGTATCTACCGCATCAAAGGTATTGATAGCCAGAATAGTTTTGTAAACAGTACTGCCTTGCCTTCCAGTTTCCCGTGCAATGGAACGAACACTGAATGAAACGTCTCGCTTCGGATCTGCGAAAGCATCGTGAAGATACTGACCATACGGACCAAAAGGAACTACATCCCCATAAATGACGATATGATCTCCAACAGCTTTTGCTTCTACTTTCGTGAAGTAATGAGAAACCTTAGTTCTATCGATCCAGAGAAGTCTCGGAAGATCTTCCTTACCGACGATAAGCGGATGCCCCCACTCACCTTCCAGGTTGCCTTCTCCGATGCCATTGGCGAATTTACCAGCAACATTCTTGATACAGTTGACAACTGATTGTGGATCATAGAAGACATTGTTGCGTGAAGTGGTATTCAGTACCATCAAAGGAATTCCTTCATAGACTCCTTTGGCGTTTGGTTTCATACTGCGCAATTCACGACCATCGAGGATCGCTTGTGTTGCAATAGAAAAAATAAGATTGTTGTCCATAATTGCTCCTGATTGTTATTATCTTCTAAGAATTTCTTCCATTGCACTCATCGCATCACTCTGACTGTTCAGCGCAGCATTAATACCATCATTGTAGTATGCACCGATGATTCGCCCTGTTGTAGAAGTAGCTGCGTGCGCAATTTCAGTAAGAGGAACTTGCCGCCACTTGCCAGTCATATCTGTGTTGCGAAATGGAACAGTAATATCTTCCACTCCTCGGATCGTATGTGAAAAGATCATTTCATAAACCGCATGATCCACTGCAAAGGAGATTCCACTTACCTTCAGCATTCGATCAAAGATAAATGACAATTCTTCATATGGAATCGCATCGAGCGATTTTGCTGATTTGACATATTCCACATAAATAGGGAATGAATTGAGTGGTTGTTTCACTACAGTGGTAGTCTTGAGAAAGGTATCTCCGTTCTTAAGTGTAAGTTTCACAAAGGTATCTGTACCAATGTTAACAGTTTCAACCTGAGAAGGAATAATCTCTACGAAGCTAGGTGCACACATTCCAGTTGCGACACCATCAACTGTCATATTGAAAACACCGAGTGTTCTTACAGTGTCACGAATAGTAAGTGCATCATAAGCTTCATATCGTTTCGGAATGAAGATTTCACAAAGTTCTCCAATGAAGATCACTGGATCTCCTTTTGCAGACACTTTGAATTTTTGTAATACTTGAGGATTCAGCATATTTTCTTCCTATCGTGCATCAATCAGATCGATCATGATGTAACTGGGATCCAGTTTACGAGCATCTTCATAATGCTCCCAGTTCGATTTTGTAAATCCCACTTGAATTGATGATGATTGAGATTTTGGCATCTTGATGTTGACTAGATTCGGAATCCATACAGTCGAATGATCTTTGTAATGAACTCTCGTATAATCAATCATTGCTCTAGAAGATCTTTCCATAAGCAATCCACCAGCTTGCAGAGGAAACTTGAGCAATCCTTTTCCAATTCGATAGATAGGTTCAGAGTATTGGACCTGAATCTTTGGATTATCGATTAGAATCAAAAAACTATCTTCCGTGGATGCTAGAGGCGCAAGCGAATTGCTAGCACTTAGTTGTGTTGTGTTTTTTAGATAATTGTAAGCTGTGAGTGTACGATCTAAATTGTGTTGAGCAATATTTTTTCCATTGATATTGAAAGAAATCTTGTTCGTATCAATCACAGTATACTCACCAGGAAGATACCATCTTCCTTCTACCACCAGGATAACAAACTTATCAGTCATTGTCTTTCCAGTAGGCAATTGGAACATATCCCAAGATCCTGTACAATCACTTAGTCGGATGAAATCCGCACCACCAATTGGCGTGAAGTCAACAAGAATATGACCTCTTCCTGTATCTCGTTTATTGCGAGAATATCTTCCGCCATTTTCAGCAAGTAGTCTCGTTCCTTTTACAACTGGAAAGCAAGAGATTCCGTGCACAATAGGCAGCGTGTTTGCGACAGTTAGCATGTTGGTAGGAATATCATAGATCACATCTTTCGCCATACGACGAAGAGGATAAACATTCTCAATGTATTCTTTAATACTACTAGAATAGTTAATGTTAATTCCCGTAGTATGATCAGCAGAAAGAATAGTTGCTGCCGTATATCCTTTACTCCGAATGGGAAGTAATGAGACTTCGGATCCATTCGAAATGGTGCGTGGAATTAAAATTGGACTGCACTTGTATGCCTCGATCAATTCCTCGGTCAATGCTGTCAGCACGGCTGCCCAAGTATTCTTACCACTCATCACTTGTTCGTACATCATCATCTTGGTAAAATCCAACACGGGATACGAATCTTCTTCTATATCTAGTATTAGATATACAGCTGATGTTGGGTGCTGTCGTAACCACTGTATTGGAGTAAGGTATGAACTTGTGTAGCATCGAGATTGTAAACCTCTGTGCTCCACTATAGCTAGAATATTCATAGATTTCTCCTTAATTAATAGCATAGAATGGTCATGTGGTAGGAGCCAAAAGCTCCTACCACATGACATCATTACAAAAAAAAGATTATGCTGTCCAGAGCTATTTTACGTAGACACAAACGTTTCACGATTGTGATATATGTTTGTGTCTATGATGAGATTATCTCACTTCAACCGGAACACCATAAAGCACCGAGTAAACTCCTGAATTGTATTGCAGAAATTCCATGATAACTGTTTTACCAACCCATTCATTCACTGCTGTGGTATACGTGATATTGAAAGGAGTTTGGAAACTCAATTCAGTAACGTAATCGTCACCATCAATAATCTGAGTAGTAATCGGTAGTGCCGCAGTAATCGCATTCCCATTTGTATCTTTCAACACAAAGTGAGTAGGAACTGGAGCAGATGCAACCGAAGTGCCTGATGCTACAGAGAACTTAGGTGGAGTTGCTGCTGAATAAAAGTTCAGCAAGAACTTCTCTAGAGTATCAAAGGTGACACCATTAACCTTGTATTGCGTAAGAACCGAATCATACGTGATACGCGGTCTACGATAAGGCATTGAATTGCTACCAAATACCAGCACATCTCCAACTTGTTCAGAAATCAACCAAGGTTCTTTTGTTTCATAGTTGTTGTAATTATTCAGCTGTACAGTAAGAGTCTGAGAATGTGTCGTAACCGTATCATCAGATTCTACCACAGTTGCCTTTGCAACAAAGGTTTGGTTAGTACCAAACTTAGAAGAGTTCCCTACGAAAGATCCTAGGATGATTGAGATTGCACTATTATCCAGAATAATTGCTGCCGAATGATTCTTGTTGTAAGCAACATACTTCAAAGTATATGCTGAAGTTCCACTATCCCACATTGGAACAATAGACAACTTAGCAATGTTTGAAGTTACTGCCGGAATAATTCGAACCGTTTTGGTACACGACAGCATACCTTTGTCAGTTCTGTTTTGCAAATCAGGAAAGAGAGTTGTACTCTTAGCTGGAAAGTATTTGAACAAAATATCAAATTCACTGCCAACCACTGACGTAGAAACGTCAGACAACCCATAAACAAAACAAGAAATATTGTCAATGGAAACATATTGAACTGTTCCATCTTCAAATACTAACTTTGGCGTAAGTGACATAGTAGCAGGATCTTGACCTTTACGAAGTACCCATGATTCTGGTGCAGTATATGCACCATTCAAGTCAACTTCCAGACTAATGAGAGCAACAGAAGAAAGATCATTCTCTGCAACTGTAGTAGCTTCTCTTGCCAACAGAGTGAGATTCATCGTTTCGATAACAACCGGGGAACCGAGATTGTCGATTACCTCTTCGTATACGATTAAATAAATCGATTCTCCATCTGTGAGCGAAATATCATCTACTGCAAGACAAGTGTCACCTTTCAACACAATCGGAGAAGTTAGACCCAATGCTGACCACAGAGAAGAATACGGAGCTTCCCACAACATTCTGTTCAGCGTGGTATCTTCAATCTGCAAAGTGCTGATAACGAAATCGCCTTCTGAAGCTGGAGCAACAAAAGTGTCCAACCACATTTCAGTATAAGCGACTTCGGTAGTAGTATTGACTACCATCGTGTTGTCGAGATAGATTCTAAGTACACTTCCATATTTAAGGAAGCGAACTGAAGTATCTACTCCAACTTTAGCAGATGCTGTTACCACCCAGGAAACCACATTGGTTCCACGATTGATCCAAAAGACCAGCTGATCTGTGGTACGATTTACGTAAATACCAAAACGTCCATTCGATGAAGCTGAGTGAAAGATTGGAACTACAGTGGCAGCCGGGTTCGCAGGATTCAATGTCGAGTTCAACTTGAAACTGATATTCGCTGTCCAATCTCGTAATGCGAGATCACTCACATTGGTCACTAGTGCAGACCAAGTTTGAGTCGTAGTGAATACCCTTCGCGTATCGCGATCTTCCGCGTCAATAGGAAGAATCGGAATTGCTGTTCCAGTGATGGTATCGGTTGCACTTACTCGTCTGGAAATAACTTGACGCACTCCCTCAGAGTTAGTTTTAAACAACTTGTAGTACGAAGTTCTTGTTCCGTAGAATACAAGTTTGTTATCCAACTGCAACCGAAGCTCATCACCTCGTTGATCGTAGAACAACATGTAGGTGTCATTGCCATATCCGACGATACGATTAGGAGCATCGTCATCAGTATTGACAATCTGTGGACGAACAAGATGTGTCTTGTAATCTACATCAACACTATCTACCGCCCACAATGAAAGAACGCCTGCACCGAGACGTTGAACTACAAGACTCTTTACAGCTGGTACCAGCTTACCCTTTGCCGCTGGATCTAAGCCATCAACATCAGGATCATAAATAGAATCGTAATCCACAACATCCGGAGCAAGGTCGTTAAACAACACTAGTTTTTTCAATGTTTCATCACTCATTTAAACCTTATTCCTGTGTTTGACTGCATCGGATGGTAACGCGGTACGATACAGGTATTGAAGCATGCGATGCACATTAGGATCATCTGTTGTTGCTCTGTGATAAGCAGGATAAGCATCAATGTAATCCCAATCGAGATCAGCGAAGACGATATCGTGCGTTTTCAGCCAGTCGTAACTGGAAAACTGAATCATAAATACCGCAGGATCACTGTTGTACTCGATAGAGATAGTTCCATTCAGATAATCTCTAAAGATGGCATTTGTGAACACTGAATAAATAGCATGCGAAACTGGAATTAAATCGAGACCTGCAGTAGTTTCTGCAGTATCAACAAAGTAATCCCTCAATGCAAGCAATCTTTCAGTGTCGTTGTCAATGTGATATGTTTCCATAACAGCAAGAGCACCAGCTGAAACAAGTGTTCTAATCCAATAAGGAGATCCGTTACGATGCCCTGTTGAATTTACAAACACTTGTCCGAATACACTGTTGATATCAGTGACTGCCTTTCCGTCGACAGCGAGTACACTCAGATTGTCGAACCAGAATGGAGAAGCCCCTGGTGCTGTCACTTCAGATCCAGAAACAAATCCTGTGGAACTTCCTCTTAGCACACCACGGATACCGTAGATTTCTAGATGATTGTTTTCAGCTTCTAGCCAACTAACATTCTGAATGATGATCTCACTGAATAGATCATTACCACCAGACGTATGTTTGATTACCTTGTAATCCAGATTCTCTGTCAAAGTTCTTCCATTTAGAAAAACAAGATAAGTTGTGTTACCTACATAGTTAATATCATTTTCAACATCAACTTTCAGTACACCAGAAGAAAGAATTGCAAAGTCGTCAAACGTGACATTAAAAGTTCTGTCCACAAGTTTATACATTCCATTACCAGCAGCAATAACAATGTCTTCGCCATAAAATTCGTCTGATAAAACTAAAGTCCATGAAGAAGTACTTGTCTGACTTAAGGTACCATAACTGGATAAAGCTATAGAACTATATGTCGATACTTGATCTCCATTGATATCTCTCGCGTAGCCGCTGATTCCTTTTTTCCAGACGAGAATATCATCCGTTGTCAAAGAAACAGTAGCATTACTAGAAGAGAGATCGGAGATCACGATATCCGATGCAGCAGGATTTTCAAAGAATTCAATGACGAACTCATCTCCATTCTCACATGTATCGACTTCACCTTCAGCATTTAGCACCTGAACTGTTACTCCATACGAATCATCTCGGGTACAACCGACAAGTGCATCGTCCAGCTTCAAGCCATTTCGATAAACGATTGCCCAGAGCGGAGAATCAGAAAACAAGAGTGGGACCGGAAACTTCCAGCAAGCAGGACGATTGTACAATGAGATAGAAAACCGATATGTGCGTTGACAGATCAATGACAACACATTGTTGTATCCGAGTGCATCGATATAGTAATCAATAGTTTTCGGATTGAATATGTCTGGAGTATCGTACATGGATCTTCCATAGATACTATCCTCCAAAGTATCTGCTTTCCAGAAATCAAAAGCAACAGGCCCTTGGTTCAGCATGAATGAAATAATCACATCATCATTGTGAAGATAGAGCAAATCAATGTAATTGACATCACGAATTACTTGATTGTTTTTAGCGTGAGTTCTCACATGAAAACTCAATATCAAGTCATCACATCCGAAATAAGTCTTGTACTCTTCCAGAAGTGAATTGTCAATCGAAAAGTCATTGTGTGTCAACTGGTGGAAATGATCTCGTCTATCTAATTTATGCAAGAAAACACCAGACATTTCTGCATTGGTAGTTTCCTTCGGACGGATGAAGATATCACAAGTATTCCAAGTGACAAACTGATTACTCAATCCAAACGACTTCGGAATATGAATGATTGTCCTCACTTCATTTTCTTCCGATGAAATGTAAGTGTGATATTGTGCTGGTTCTGTGGTATCAATTGTGACTTTAGCAATCACATTGTTATCAGTAATCAGCTCAACATAATCGCCAACTTTTAATTGGTCATATGAAGAAGGAACTGCATACTTTCCATTTACAAATGTGACAGTTGCAGTTCGTGTGGCTTGCCAAATAGAATATCGATCAGCAAGCTTATTAACTTGATAAAACGTAGCAGTAGAGTCATCAACCAAATCACTGTCGTAATATTTGGTAACGTACATATCAGAGGGATCCGCGTCGCTACCTATACACTTAGTCAGCATAGGCTTAGCTATGGCAACGAAGTATGCATTTTTTACAACTGTTTCTCTGATGTAGATAGCATCTCTCCACATCCAAATACCAGAACTCGTATAGACTTGAAAATCTAGAAGTTGACTGGCATTGAATGCTGACAGTTTTGTCCATGACGAACAATTGAGATTCATGTTTGCCACTTGTTCTAGTGGCATAGTGTAAATCACAAATGGTGTAATGGAATCAGGAAGAGGGATGATATCGTATCTCGTACGCAATGTGCCAGTGGCACGTTTGTTCACTAACCGCAATTTAGCGTTTGTTCTAAATTCGCGTTTAGGTTCATTCCAAACATTTCGAAACAAGTATTGATTGAGAAATCCACAGATACGTTCTTCTGTAGAAATGCTCATCGATTCACCTTGTTGATAAATTGTTTACTTGAAGCCAATTCCATCCCAAAGGTCATCACTTCACGCCGAAGGTCAGTGTTTTCCATCATATTGGTAAACATGGGATTCTTAGAAGCTTTGAGATTGGCAAGAATCTGGAACACCCAGAATGGAGGATAATCGATAGCAACGAGCATGTTCTGGCTATCACCAGGAGCACGACTCATTGGCACATAGATCTTATTCTCTTCCAGTGCTTTCATACGAGCAGGGCCAGCAACAGATAACATTCTGCAGCAATTTGCAATAGAAAGATTCTGTAATCCTTCCGCTTCCCGAACTTCAGTGAAGAGACTCATGCGAGCTTTAATCTCTTCTGGTGTTCCAAGAAATCCACAACGATTAAGCAATGGAGGAACATCAGTTGGTGCATCTGCAGGGCCAACCATCTGCGCCATGTAAGCGGCGAAGACAGTTTGCACAAGTCGTCTTTCTGCAAAGTCAAGATTGTAGAAATTACCAAGCATACTCCCCAACATGAGGGAATACGTCTTGATTACAAACACACAAAGCTGTGGAGTCAGCCATTGATCAGAATCATTATAGCTCAAACACAACATTGCCTTCGTGATCTGCCCTGCAAATACAGGGATATCCGTGATCCATAGGCCACTATTATATGCATCACGTTTAGACAAAATTGGTGTTAAATTCAGCCATGCCGTCTGATATTCCTTCGGAATATTGTTAGAAATATACTTTCCATCGATCACCAAATCAACGTTAGAAAACATTTCAGGAATACTAATTCCCGGAATATTTCCAAGGTTGAAAAAAGTGCAAGATGAAAGTTTATCTTCTGAAATGACTCTGGTAAGAATATCAGTAAAGATCGATCTGGTATGGATCTTGAGTGAGTAAATAGCTTCTTGATCAGCTTTTGACAAGACTATCTGTGGCGAGGCTAGTCTGGTTTTAATAACGAAAGTTAAAGCTTCAATTGCTCGTTTATTCAACTCAATGGCATTTCCGTATCGGGTTGTTCCTATGGTAGGTTTTTGCATTTAGCACCTTCGAATATTGTTGGATTTTGATTGTCAAGATCTATAGGATTGTCCACTAACCAGGAGATAAATATGTCGACTATTGCTCCTTATCCGCACG